AATCCTTAATAGCATATAAAGATTGTGAAGGTAAAGCATAATTTGTTGTATAAACAGAAGCGGTTTGAAAACTACGAATTGGAAATTCGGGACGTACACTTAATCTAAAATTATTTATACTTTCACTATAAAATATACCTTGGTTATTATCTAATGCTACAAATAAATCAGGGGTATTAATGACATCTAAGGATCCTGTTTCATATACAGAATCATCCCACTTTATTTCTAATTGTGGTGGGTAGATTGTATTTGTATCTACTGAATAATAGCTTAATTGTGGAGATACTGCACTTGAGGTAATAAATTCTTTATCGGTTTCCCATTTTACTATAAACCCTTCGTTTGCTATTTCTATTTTACCAGCATTTAAACCCATAGATGAGGAATACCATACTCTTAATGCATCTGTTACATTAACATTTAAGTCTTTGTTACTTCTTAAATTAAAAGATTGTGTAAATTCTAAAGGACCAATTCCTTCATACCCACCTGATCCTGTGTACCATGTCCCACCTCCAGCATTGTTACTTCCAGAAAAGGAAGCTGTAATAAGTGGATTCCAACCTCCTGTTGACCATTTATTTGAACCTGAATAATCAGAGTATACCCAGCTTACACCTGTGGTATTTGTAGGTTTATCTAAATATTGGCCTGATCCATTATTCCATGATCCTGATATAGGATAAACTTCTATATTTGATTTTAAAATAACATTAGTTGCTTTTGATACATTTAATTTTAAGCTCCCTGAAAAATTATTCCAAGATCCTGTTACTTTTGCTATATTATTAATTACATCGTTTATCTGTGATTGATCAAATTTAACTAGAGATCTTGCTACTTGAGCTACAGGGTTTATATCTGTTACTTTATTGTTTACATCTAATATAGGATCTAACCCAGTATTCATTGCCGGGTAAGCACTATATATTGAAGCGTCTTGGGAGGGAAATAATTTATATACTGCCATAATTATAAGTTTACTACCCTTCCTTTTATATCAATGTTTGGGTATTTTAATTCAAATATACTTGGATCCAAAGAAGGGAATATTGTTCCATTTTGATTTGCACCATCCATATCGTAAGCCCATTCTGAATATCCTGATGTTACTCCTGCTATGTTTGTTATTTTTACTTTTTTAACGGTTTGTACTCCTTCTAAAGCATCTAATAATACAAAAAGATCGGGAACAATTATAGGTTGATTTAATTGCCATTTATCTATCATAAAGTAATCTTTTAGTACTGTTATGCACCTTTCAATTACTTCATTACTATTAAAATTAGGGTAAGTTATTACTTCAAATTGAATTCCAAAGTTAATAATAAAAGCATCCTTAATACTAATAGTATCACCAATCATTCTATATTGGTTAATATATGTACGTAAGTTTTGTTTTAATGCGTTTGATGCTGTTGTTAATTTATCATTTAAATTATTAGTTAAAATATATAAATCTAATGTTGTATTGGCGTCTTCAGCGTTTGGTTTTTGTGTTAATGCCTTAGATATAACACCATATTTAGGAGGCATACTTAAAGCTCTTACTAAATAATCATCAGCTGTTACATTTCTCATTTGTGTAGAAAACTGTGATATTGAATTTTGTCTAATTTCTTCAATTGTATCTCCATCTTGACCACCACTTGCTGCTATAATGTTGTTTGCTGCTGTAGAGTCAAATATATAATTAGCTAATGTTGGTTCTAAACCACCCTTATTAAAGGTAATGTTTGAAGTGTTTAAATCTGTAACTGTGTTTGATAGTACATTTGAACTAACTCCTCCACCTGTATAATATCTAACTGTTAGATTAGTATTAGTAGGGGCAACACCATAAGTATTTGTAAATATAAAATTAGTTGGACTAAATGCTGTGGTTAGTTTATCTTGTTGAAAAGGTAAACCTAAACCTACATTCATAGAATTTGGTATTACATCTTCTGTTGTATCTTCAGGGTTACCAGCACCAAATTGTAACTGTAATTGGCTTGGAGTTATAAATCGAGTAGCAAATCTATTTTGTACGTTTTTAGTCTGTAATAGAAAGGGTGCATCTGTATCCTGATAGGTATTAGGGCTATTTATATTAGTATTTCTTAAACTATCATATACTAAATCTTGAGCTAAATAATCTACTTCATACCATCTATTTCCATCTGAATCTGTAACATCTAATATTCCTGCTATGTTAGGAGCGTTTAGATTTATTGTAGAAAATTCTTGAGGGGGACCAAAAGTGTATGTTTCAGTATTTATAGTACCTGAGACTGCTTTTCTTGTTTTTCGTAGTAAATAATATACTGGAACACCCCCACTTGTTTGTGCTACTGTTACTTCAGTAGGATCAGATGAACTAGATACTTCAAAATTAACTGGGTTTTCTATAGTAAAGTTTACAGGATTTCCAGATCTTGTTGATATTTTAGTATTTGCTGCAATAGTTAAAGCATATGAATAATCAGGTTGAGAAATATTATCTATTGTTATAGCAGGCAATTGTTGAAAAAATTCAATTGTAGTTTCAGATAAACCTGTTGCTTTTGGTTTATAACCGTACATATAAGCTAAATCATATAAACTATCATTTTGTCTAGCATATTGTATAAAATTTTCTTGAATTTGGTTATCAAGATAAAAAGATAAAACATCACTAACATATGCTGCTTGTTCTATAAACATCATTCCAGGTGATGTTGCAGAAAAATCAGTATAAGTTGATGGGAAATATGTTTGAGAATAGTTTATTAACTGGTTCCTAAATTCCGGGAATTCTTTATTTATATAATTTATATTTCTTCTTATTGCCATTATGTAAAATTTAATACGAGTTCACCTTCAATAGATGTATTAACTACTTCATAGTATATTTGCACTGTTACTTCATTGTTATCAGCATTTGATAAAACATCTAATTTTTTAACATTAACATTTGGAAATTGGGATGCTATTTTTTGAGATACATCTTCCTTTAAAAAATCTAAATTATCTTCAGATATAGCTGAAAATATAAATCTTCTTAAACCCCCACCAAATGTTGGGTTGCCTGGTCTTTCTCCTGGATTGGTTAAAAAATAGTTTATTAAGTTACTTTTAATAGATTCAGCAGTAGTATAATTTGGAGTAAAAACCCCACCTTCATTAAAAGGTATATTAACACCTATACCTACACTAGGTAAAGTGTCGTTCGGGAATTGTTGTGTTGCTCCAAATGCCATATTATACTTTTCCTTTCATTATATTAGTAATCATATCCATAGATACTTCACCTTGAGGTAATTGACCATTTGGAGATGTCGTATCCATACTACCCATTTGTAGTGGCATACTGTTGGTTGTTGCCTTTATATTACCATTAGCATCAGGCATCATAGATCCTAATACACTTTGTATATTTTCTCTCATAGCCATTCTACTATCTCCAGACATTGGGGTTTGGGCAACTGGATTCATTGGTCCAGGTGTTCCTATATCTGTTGAAGGTTTTGAAATTACTTTTTCAACAACTGTTTGTCTAGGAGCACGTACTGCTTCCATTAGAATATCTTTCATTTCTTCTTGGATTGCTTCCCTTACGGCTTCTTTTACGATTGTTTTTAATTGATTTAGTTTCATATGTTTATAAATATTAGATTAAAATGCTTTTAAATTATTTTGTTCAATGTAAAATACTAATTCGTCAATTAATATTTGGTCTGTAGCGCTAAATGAAGGATCTCCTTTTAATATTATAATACCTTGAGAATTCTTTGCTACTGCTTGTCTTTGGTAATATTCATCTACGTTAGATTTTTCTACTACCTCTACAGACATAGTAAACCCATTTACATTAGCTACTAAAGGACTTCCTTGATCCTCATCTTGTTTTTGTAATGCTAATAAACCTGCATCAATTTCTACCATTGATATTTCATCAGATTTTTCCACACATCCCTCTATTAACTCATCAATAACTTTTAAATATCTTAAGATTATTACTAAAGCTATAATTAAAAAAACTAAAGATATTAATAATGCTTTTTTAATGTCATCACTTATGTCTATAAATTTTTCTAATGCTTCTTTTATATCTTCAAAGGCTGCTACTAAAGAATATGGAACACCAACTCCAGGTGGAACTGATAAGGGAAGTGCTATACTACTAATAACTCCCTTAAATTGTTTTAGTTGAAGTGATAAATAAAGAAATAAACCCGCTATTGCGGTGTTTGTTATAATTATTTTATACATATTATTTATCTGTTTTACTACAGAATTTCTTTTTTTAATAATCCCTCTTAATACCTCATTATTAGGACATTTTGCTTCAGCTTGGTTTGCTTGTTCTTCTTTAGCTATACCAAATAATATAAAAAGTTCAAAAGCTAATGGTAATAATTTAGTCATTACTACATTAGCAAATGATAATATTTTAAGTCTAAGAACTACTAGGGTAGCATTGACAATACCTACTAAAAATTGGGCAGCTACACCCGCTAACCTTAATGCTTCCTTAACAGCTTGTTTTTTTGCTTCTTTGGCCGCTTCTTTTATATTTAATAATGCTTTTATAGGTAATTCTTGTGGTACTTCACCATTACCATCTATTAAAACTTGTTTATCAGGAGCATATTTACCCTCATCATCAATATATAAATTAAAAGGTTCTAACCCTAAAATTTTATCATCTAATCCTGGTATTACTGGTACACCAAACTGTAATTTAAATCTACCTTCATTATCTGTTTTAGTAAATGGTTCTTTAGAATCATCCTCTGTCCATTTTAGATAATTTTGGGTTACTTCTATTTTAGGAACAATACCTAATTTATTAGGTTTACCATCAGGATCAGGGATTTTAACTTTCCTTGATTTTTGTTCAGACTTTACAGGGTATAAAACAAATTTAGGTTCTACCTTAAAACCTACTATAGGTTCATTTTTCTTTTTATCATATATTCTACCTTCAGTAGTATAAACCTTTATTACAGGTAGATATTTTCTAAATTTTTCTGGGTCATTTATGATTGCTTTAACTTCAGAAATAGGTAGAGAATTATAGGTAGCAATTAATGCTTGACCCTGTGGGGATTGCATAAATACCGTTGCTAATTGTATTAAAGCATCCTTACCTTGTTTTTTTGCCTCTTCTTTAGCTGCTGCCTTTTCTTCTTCTGTCATTTTAAATAGTTTTTACTTTGTCAGATAGAAAAGGAAATTTTGAAGAATCTTCTACATTTATTTCTTTTATCATGTCTATAATTAAGGTTGCAGTAGAGGCTGCTGCTGGTATCATTGATTCTTTAGATAGAGCTTCAACTAAAAGCTCCATAGCATCTAATAGAACTGCATAAGAATTTGAAAACTCAGTTCCTCTTACTACAGGTTGTTCAGATGATAAACCACCTAATGATACAATTCCTTTGTCTGATTGTAAGGTTAAATTACCTTCTAAGGATTTCATACCAATATCTTCTCGGGCTTCAGCTAATATAGATTTTTGGGATGACATCATTATACAATCCAAAGTAGAGTTGAATAACAATCTCCCAGAATTTAATACTACTTGAGGTGCATTATAGGATTTTGGAGATTGAAATTTTTTCTTAGATAAATTTGAAAATGGAACTACAGATCCTTCTCCTACCCCTTGAATTGAAGAAGCTACTTCAATTGGAATTTTTTGTGTGGAGGTTAAATATATAGATGTTGGGTCTGTATTTATGTCTTCAACTATAGGTTCAAACCCTTTTGAACTACCTGAAGAGGGTTGTCCATTTTTTAATATTGTAATAGGATCTCCATTTTCCCCTGTTTTAGACCAAGTATTTTGTAAGCCTCCTGTTTTTGATGTATTACCTAATCTAATACTATTACCAAATCTACCTTCAAGTATATTATCTCCCGCATAAGGTAAAACCGGATGAATATTTCCTTTTTCACTAAATGTACCCCCACTATTGCCATTTAAAGGTATAGTTGTGGGTTGAGTAGAAGGTTTTTTAGTACTACCTGCTAGAATTTCATCATTTGATTTATTCATAGAGGGTGATGAATTCGTATTTGTAAAATAAGAGTCAGGATAAGCATTAATATGTTGATTACCCCAAATAGCAACAGTACTTATATAATAAAAATTTTTAGTATTTGTTATTTGTGTTTGACTAGTTGAAGGTCCTCTAAATATTAATACTAATTCATTTACTAAGGGATAACTTTTTAATTGTCCCGTAATAGGTTTAGCAAAAGTTGATTTTTCTTCATTTTTTGAACTAGGAGCTACTGATATATCTAGTTGTTGAAATTTAATAGAACCAATACCAGCCCACCCTCCTGAATTACTAAATATTTCAGAATTACTATTAAGGGAAATATCAATTACCCTAGCAATAAAAAACATATTAGTGTCATTTTCTAAATTGCTTATAGAAGAAGCAATTGTAGATGTTGCAGAGTTATTTAAATATGAAAGACCAGTTTTTAACATTACTTATCTTTATTAGCTTCATAATTATCGTTTAATTTATCAAGTTCTGCCATTAATTGTTCCTTTTCAGCATCTGTAATACCAGTAGGATCATCGCTAATTGAATTATTTAAAACACGTTGTATGATTGTAGCCATTTTTATTAGCTGTTCGTCATTTCGAACACCTATTTCCATATATTCTTTGATAAGAGGAACAATTAAAGTAGCATCACCTATATCATTTATAAGTGGTTTTAATTCCGAAATAAGTCCTCCAATTTGTTGTTGTTTAGTTTTTTGGTTATCATATATCTCATTTAATATGTCTGAGAATTTTTTATTACCAAATACCACACTGTCTAATGCGCCCATAATGTTGTTTTGTTATAAATATGGATATAGGAAGGAATTAGAATTTAGCGTATCCGTTCTCTAAATAAAATATATATTGTTGTTTAAAGATACCATGGAGTTTATCTGCAATTTTGGTTATTTTAGGAGTTTTTACATCTATAATTTCACGAATGTATATGTAAAGTGCTTTTTTATTAAAAACCTCTATAGTTTCTCGTTTACGAAATAATTCTAAAATTGCATCTGCTATTTGGGCATCATTCTTTTTAGGAAATAACTCGAAGATATTTGATGTAACATGGTCTACAAATATGTCAATGTATTTATCTAAGTCAGTTTTAACTTCTTCATCTCCCATTTTATATGTGTGAGTCGAATGCTCTCCAGTTAATACATCAACAGGTACTTTTTTAATTTTTTTATTATAATTTTTGGTATTGTATAGGATTAACCAACGTTTTACAATTGTTCCAAAATACGAGTATGCTTTGGCCCCTCTTGTTGGGTCAAATAAATGGATTTTAGATAATAAGAAAACAATTATCTCATGTTGAAGATGTTCTAAATTTTCTACTTCGGTATGGTAAAATTTAAATGTGTGGATAATGTTTTGAGTAAGTTTAAAGAAAGCATAATGAATTTCTTTATCGTAAATTTTACTTCTTATTTCAGAACATTCAGTATTATTATATAATACAATAGCATCTTCTGTATCTTGAGTAAAGTAGTTCTTACTCTTAGGTCTACGTTTTTTCTTTATTGGGGCCATAAATGTTATTGGACTTTAAATCTTGATAAATTGGTTTGTATTACCTTTATTTGATCAAAAATCCAACCTATTTCATCATCAGCTTTGAATATACCTTTAGAATCTACGTCTTGTAAACGTTTATCTGATATTTCTAATTGTTTTGAAAATTCTGCTATATAACTATTCTGATTGATAATTATTTCTAGCATTTTCTCATTTTTCTTTAATAGGTTGATGGTCGTATATCCTAAGACAACGACCAAAACCCCTAAAACAATAATTACTATATTTAATATCATAAGTTATCTAACATGTTTTTTAATCCTACACTAGATACTTTATTAAGTGCCTTTTGTTTAGAATTACCTTTTTGATTTGACGTCAATGTATAATTTTTCTTTGGCGTAGCCACGCTATTCTTAGAGAATTTTGGTAACCACTCAATCTCAAATTCAATACGTGCCGCCATCATGTCAGCCTGATGTAAAATAAATGGAAGTGATGTGCGAGGTTTTTGTTCTGGCATAAATGCTTTTAAATATTTCTCATTTGCTGAGTCATATAAACCATCATGGGTCTGGATAGCAATCATTTCATTAAAAGTATATTTAATATCATGTTGCTGAAGTAGAAATAATCCACGATCTGGAACGGATGAAAATGGTAATGCTTTATTAAACATATAATCTTCACCTAATTTATCACGTCTCCAATTATCTGTCTGGGGTACATATGCTTCTTCAGTATCAGATCCCATTTTACCTAAGTCATGATTAATCGCCGAAAATACCAATTCTTCCTGGGTAAATGTCGTCATATCACAACCAAACCCCTCCCATACAGCGGACATGGACAATGCTGCCTTTACTACTCTATTAACGTGATCTACATACCCACCTGGGAATGCTGAATGGTATTCTTTCTTATGAGCTGCTGGCATTAATATAATACGGTCCTCATATTTACTATAAAAATCAAGTAAACGTTGTTTACGATCTCCAGTAATAAATGTCTCAATGTTAGTGTTGAATTCGATCCAATTGGATTGGAGTTGTTCTGCTGTTAATTTCATAACCTATTTTTTTTTAATTTAACTAATGGTATTATCCTGCTCTATCATTGATTGTAAATCCTCTATGATATTTTCACTACTTTCAATTCTTTTACGAAAACTAGTAGCGGTTTCTCTTGTATCCCCTACCATACGTTTAAGTTCTAATAAACCTGAAGATAATTGTAATAACTTTTTCTCAAATAAATTTTTATTTCTCATAATTGTTAATTTTAATAACGGGGTTTTTATTTTATCCCCTGTTTTTCTTATTATTTTGTTGCCTTATTTTTCCTATTCTTTTTATCCCCTTTTATTTCCTAAACCTGTATTACAAATCTACGTAAAGTTTTTCTGGTATCCTAGTAATTTTGTATATTTCTTTTAAGTTTTTTTAGAGTTAGCAATTTTGCGCACTTTTCATACTCCTCTATATTTTCAAAATATTGGAGTACTTTTTCTAAAATTGAAAGGAAGGGTTCCTTTTTAAAATCTAATACAGCATCTAAATGGTTTTTATCTGTAAGATCTATTTGATTAATATAAAACCAAGCTCTATTATATACAGTAAACATAGAAGCATTTTTAGTTTGTTCTATATCATAGTTAGGGTTTTCTTTAGATAAAAATTGATTAAGTTTTTTATGGAATATTTCATGATTTTGTATTAACTTAACAAACATCCCAATCTTAGATAGGGGATCTTTCATCAGGTCATCTATAGACAAGTTATCATTTTCCATTTCCTTGGAAAATAAATCAAATACTTTATCTTTATCTATCATGTTCATAAATATATGTTATTCCTTTAGGTTTTCCAATTCTTGCTCAATATCTAATTTTATTTTTTCTAATACTTTATACTCGGACACAACATCCTTTTTATCTGGGTTTTCTGGATGGTATCTCCAAAGATCTTCCATTACAGTAGTTGTGGCTACTAGGTCATTAACTAATTCAGTTTTTAAGTAATTGATTTCTGATTGTTCCATAATTTTATTTTTAGTCGTTATTGAATTCTTTTATAAATGTGTAAACGGATATTGTTAGTACTATAGGAAAGAATAAAAAATTTATTATTTTCATTTCCCAGGTTAATTTTTCACCAATTAACTCGAATATATATTCCGTAAGTGCTAACCATAATACTGCCATTATTAAATATACCATCATATTTTAATTTAATTTATAATATTTAACTTCTGTTTCTGTTTCTTTAGGCTCCCAAGGAAGATCATCACCCATTAATTTATTTAACTCTTTAATTCTCTTACTCTCTACAAGAAAATCTATAGTATTTTGCATTACTATAACCATATTATTTAAATTTATTACCGATTAATATAATATTATCTTTTGCTTCTTCCAAACTAATATGAAAAAATTCTTTTCTATTATTAACTCTAAATGCTTTTAATTTTTCATGGGTCATTCTTTCTACTATTTCACCATTAAAACACTTATAAGCCCATTCTACTTTATAAGGTGTAGGAACACCAGTAGCAGATGATATTTGGATTGCTCTTTCCTCAGGTTTTAATTTAGTATATCCAATTTTTAGATATTCTTTAGGTAATGATGGGTTTGATAATACATATACCCATTGATCTCCTTCACCTTGATCGGCATAAAGCCCGTATTTTTTTTCGGTATAATACGTTACGTCTTCCCATCCCTCACCTCGTTCACTTGGGGTGATGGTAAAGAAAGCTGCGTTTTCAATACCGGTATTTCCGTAATTTTCACGAAGGGGAATTAACCCCTTCGCTACTTTATTTGTTATCCTTTCCATTATGCTACAAATTCTAATGCTTTACTAAACATTTTTTTATTTACGTCCTGATCTTGTTTGAAATTCTTAATAACTCGAGCTTGACGTTTTTTTCCTGTTTTTGTAATATATTCGAAATTACCTTCAATAATATTCTCCTGGACACGATTAAATACTTCCCAAAGCATATTACCTTCATCATTTTTACGTTGAACATTTAAAACTTCATCAATTGCTTGATCATCAAAGGTATTTTCCGTACCTTCTACTCTAATATCTAGAAACGATTTAGCAAGATCAAACATTTGCTCTTCTTGCAATTCAACTTCTTTCATCTTATTCATTGCTTCAACAGTTAAAGGTAATCTTTCAACCATCTCTTTAATAGTATCTTGTAAAGTTGAAAAATCATAACCCATATGACGGATCTTTACATCTTCAAATGTATCTGTAGCTATAACTAAACCATTTTCACAAATCATTCTAAATAACCCAGCTGTAAATTGGAATGAATTTTTCCCATCGTGAGAATTTGTAAGTAATACTTGTGGGTAAACAGTATCACCATCTTCTCCATTAATTACAACATCATTATTTCTGAAAACAACTAAGTGCTTTTGAAAACCATTTGTTGACTCTTTTCTTGATTGAACTTCTTTAGCATCTACAACATTCCACCCTAATAATTCCATATCTTTAATCACTTGATCAGTTGGAATGTGGGTGTACTTATCACTTGTACTTTCTGAACCAACTTGGGTAAAAATACTTGGAGCGATTTCTCTTAACTCTTCTAAACTTTTGAACTCTTGACTTTCGTAATTTAACATAACTTTGATTTATTTAATTATTAATATACTTGAATATACGAAGGATAGCCTGGGAAGCCAAGCTTCCCGTGCATTACCTTCAATTATTTTTTAAACAATAAACTTGGTGAAACTCTCATTTGTGCTCCTACTCTACCATTACCTGGATTAAGCTTTTCAACTCCAATATTTTTAGAATTAAT